ACGCCTTGAAGACCAGTAACCCCTTGGATACCTATTGCTCCTTGGATACCAGTAACCCCTTGGATACCAGTTGCTCCTTTAAGACCAGTTGCTCCTTGTAGAAGATTTGGCGTAATTGGGATACCTGCCACTTTTAAAGATGAGCAATTTATACTATTTACACCTATATTCAAATATGGTCGGATAATGCTCGAATCAGTAAATTTATTTAGAGACATATTTTTTGATTTTAATATATATATATAATATAATATTGAAAGACATTTTTATTTTTAAATTTGATAATAAAAATTTTTTTTAAATTAATAATGTCATCGCACTAATCCAAAAATCACCACTATAACATTTGTTATTTGTAAATAATTTAACAAATTTATTTAAAGAAACATCTCTAAATCTAATTCGCATAGAAACCCACCGCCCACATGTATTAACATGTTCTTTAAATTGTTGTAATTTAAAATTATTAGAAATTATTTTATAATTACTTTTATGTATTAAGGCTGTTAAGTGTGGAACAATTACACCATTATGTCTTCGCAATGTAAATTTAGAGAACTTTAATTCTTGATCCACCTTGATACCATAAGGGTCAAAAAATTCAATAATATTATTTTTATGTTTAATTAAACAAATCCAATGTCCTACATTTTCTTCTAATTGATATAAAATAACACAACAACCATAAGGGTTTAATATTTCATCAATATTATTAACTTTTTCTAAATCACTATATAAAAAAATTTTTGTTTTATTGTCGGTTATTCTTAATATATCATTATCCGATAAATCATAATCTTCTGCTCTTAATATATCTTTATCTATTCCACTCATTTTATATATATATAATATTATTGATTTTTTTAATTTAATATCATTAATCAGTTATCATTAATCAGTTATCATTGGTAAATAAGCCCCTTTCTCATATAACACATATTGAGGATAGGACCGATAAATCATAACCCATCTTGAAGGCAAATTAATAAATTTTTTAATTTGCTTTTTATCAAAACCACAATATTTTTTTAGAAAGTTTTTTATGTGGAATGTTCCAGATCCACTTTTAGGAAAAACTACGACTCCCGTCGCTTCATTTAATACTCTACGAGTTGAAATAAAATTAGATAATAAATGTGATGTTATTAGAATACGAGTATTATAATGACGACCAACCTCCAATATATGATCTCTTAAATTTTCCATATTTTTTTTCATATTTTCATTTCTTATGGTATCTGTGTCGTCAAATATAACAAGCGAATTTACTAATTCTTTTGGCTCTATAGGGTCGTTTAACAAATCGTTATCAAGGATTATTCGTGTAGGATTATGTATGTCCAAAACTCGATCATTCGGTAAAGATGAAAATAAATATATTTCATCATCTTTAAACATTTTTGTATATTCACCTATCCATTTACCCGTAAAAGTGCTTTTACCAGCACCAGATGGAGCACTAATATAGATTTTCTCAATAATAGTTTTATTTGGCATAGGTTGTAATATTCCATCTTTAATTTTTATTTCATTTTCTCCTTTTTCATTATTTAAATATAAATATTTACCATCATCTTTACCTCCTTTAATTCTTGCTATTTTTCGTCCTTCTTTAAATGAAAAAAACATATTATTATATTATTTAGTTATATAATATTATAATAGAAAATGTATTTAAATTTTTTATAAAATAAATATATTATTATATATTATAATAATATGAATAATCAATTACAAGATAATGAAGACCATATATACTATAATATCGATATCCGAAAAGGACTGGATCATAAGGGACTTCCGTTTCAAGCAACTTTTAACGAAACGAGGGTTGATAATATTGTAAATAAGCCTTCCGATTACGACCTTGCAGTTGTTAGATTTTCAATCCCCTCACAAAATATTCCAATTTTTCTATGGAAGGAAAATGAATTTAAAATAACATTTTCATATTTAAATTTTAATTTTACAACAACATTACAATATATACCTAATTCACCAGGTGGACTATATGATTATTATGGATCATCTATATGGAATTACCAAGATTTTATTGATATTATAAATGTTGCTTTATTAGCATCTTTTAATGCTTTTGTTGCTGGAACACCAGCATTTGCGAATAAACCAACACAATCTCCATATATGATTTTTAATTCTGAAACACAGTTATGTTCTTTGATTGCTCAAAATGATTTTGATACAACATATACAAATCCAGTTTATATTTATTTTAATAGGGGGTTAATTAATTTTTTTCCAGCGTTACAAAATTTTGATCAGAACGAAGATATAAAAACATCGTGGATTCGTGTTAAAAATAACTTTAATAATATTATTGTTAAAGGGGCTTTTACATACTATGAAGTAAAAGAAGAATATTCAACTTTGTTCCTATGGAGCGATTTACAAAAAATAATATTGGAGACAGATACGATTCCAGTTTCAAGCGAATTATTAGGTACTCAAGAAAATAAAACACGACGAGTAATCACAGATTTTGAACCAATTTCTCAAAATAATGACCGCTCGGTAATTCAATATTTCCCACAAGGACCTTTGCGTTTTTATGATTTAATTAGTAATTATCCACTTAAAAATATGAACTTATATATTAGATGGGAAACTAAGGGTGGACTATCATTCCCTATTTATTTAAACGAATATGATATTGCAACTGTTAAACTATACTTTAAAAAGAAAGGTATTTTAATAGATTATTAATTTTAAAAAAAAATCTAAATGTATTTTATATAAAATGGAAGATATTAAAGAAAATACTTTAAATGATAATAATAAACATATTTATTATAATATCACTATTTCTCGGGAAAATAAAGATAACAAAAATATTATAGCAGAATTTAGTGAAACAAGAACCGATTCAATATTATACAAATCAGAAGATTATAATCTTTCAGTTATTAGATTTGATATACCGACAATAAATATACCTATATTTATATGGAAATTAAACGAATGGAAAGTTTCTATTTCATATTTAAATAATGTTTATACAAGAGAAATACCTTTTATAACGAACCAAAACTTAACTTCAGCCCCTAAATATTTTGGAATTGCTGTATGGCACTATCAAGATTATATTGATTGTATTAATTTAGGATTATTTCAATGTTTTCAAGATTTTCAAGCATCCCCAGTTTATTTAACAATACCAATTATTGACAGACCAATAGAGCCTCCCCGTATGACTTTTGACCCAATATCAAAAAAATGTAGTATTTATTACCCGATTGAATATGATATTACTAAAGCAAACCCTATTTATGTATATTATAATGCTTTAATGTTTACCAAATTTCCAGCGTTTCAAAATTATGGAGACGAAACAAACCAAATTTTATCACATTATTTTCTTGTTAAAGATAATAACAATAATAAAGTTGTTGTTAATGGGAAAAATTATTTTCAACTAATTGAAGAATGGAGTGAATTATTCTTATGGAATGATTTTCAAAAAATAATATTTGAAACAAATTCAATTCCAGTTTCAAATGAATTTATATCTGGTCAAAAAAATATTACTCGAAAGGTTTTAACAGACTTTGAACCTCTTGGTGGGACAAATAACCAATCAAATATTCAATTCTTCCCAAAAGGAGATTTACGATATTATTCGATGTTCAGCGGGATGGAATTGCGAAAAATGGATATGAAGGTATTTTGGCAAACAAAAGATGGACAAATTATTCCATTAACCATAAGTGGAAATGATAGTTTGTCTATTAAAATATATTTTAAGAAAAAGGTCTTAATAATTGATGGATTATAAATATTTTAAAATTATTTTAATTATTATAATATAATATAGTCAATGATACTAAACGGAAATAATTATAATTTACGAAGCGATATTTCTGAAAATAGACGCCTTCGGGGTGGAAGTCTTTACAACGAAAGTAGAGCAGAACACTTTTTAAATATTTACAATAAACCAGTTATAGCAACTGGTGGGAATATATCAAAACCACAAATAGAAGAAATTATATTAAGGGTAAGTGCATACCAACCAAGAAGAAGGGTTAAAAATGAAAATATAAAACAATTAGTGTCTGGACGATCTACTCAAGGTATCAATCGTGATTTAAAAAATACACGACGACAAGGTTATGAAATAATGAAAAAAAATACGAAAAGACAGATGTTATATAATCAACAACCTATTGTATAAATAAATTTAAATATATATAATATATATAATAAAAAAAATGTTTGATTATTTATATTATATCTTTGGATATGCTGAATTAAATGAATACGATGCTAATGAAAAAAGTAAAAGATTAAAATATCTATGTTGTGAAACAATTAAACGAGATAAAATAAAACTTAAAAAAGTTTATAATGCTCAAATAAACTATGATTTTCCAGCATTACAAAAAAATAAAAAGAAAAGAAACATAAAAAATTAAACGAAATCATTGACATCATACTCTAATTTAGTTAATCTATTTTCAATTTTTTTAATGTAAAGATTAGAAAGATTTAAATCTTTGGGCATATCGTCAATTATAGAATTGTATTCTATATCGAACTCCTCCATTATATTTATAAATTCATTTTCTAAAAAATTAATATCTTTTTTAGTAATTATTTTTTTATCGTCTAAAATATCAATTATATTATTAATATAAATTTCAACTTCAGATATTAAATTATCTATATCGTTTGTATAAATTTTTAATTTCTTTCTTTTATCAAGAATACTATTTACTTTATTTTCAAGGTCATCTTCAACTTCTTCAACTTCTTCAACTTCTTTAACTTCTTCAACTTCTTCAACTTCTTCAACTTCTTTAACTTCTTCAACTTCTTCAACTTCTTCAACTTCTTCAACTTCTTCAACTTCTTCAACTTCTTCAACTTCTTCAACTTCTTTAATTTCATCATTTTCATTACTTTCATCAACACTTTGTTCACCATCACTATTATCGGATATTTCATCTAATTTATTATTTTCAAGCATTTTTAATCTATTTTCTAAATCTATTTTTTGTTTTTTCAAATCTTCTATGAATTTTTGTGGCATAATCCTATATTTTATTATATATTATATATAATAAAATATTATATATAATAAAATATTATATATAATAAAATATTATATATAATATATAAAATGAATTCACAAGAACAAAAAAAATATTCAGTTGAAGATTTGGAAAATTTAAATGTTACGGGTATAGGGGGATTACGGGAACTTGTAGTAAAAAATAAAATTTTTAAAGGGATTTCACAGTTAAAAAAGAAAGAAATTATTGACAATATCGTTAATTCTAATTGGTGGAAAGATAACAATATTGTAGATAAAGACGAAAAAGATGAAGATCAACCTAATACACTAAAAGAATTTCTAACAAAAAAACAAAAATTAAGAAATGAAATAAAAGAAATTGAAAGACGAATAAAAGAAAAAGAAAAAGAAGAAGTTGAAGAAGTTAAAGAAGTT